ACAACTTCATACCTAATTCCACTTCCAGTTAAGAATTTCATAAGTGGTACGCTGTAGCAAACAAATAATTTTGATTTATCCATATTCAATTTAACCCCCTAAAAATTTAATTTATTCGATAATAAGAATTTACTGTTATCAATCGTTGAGAAATCAAACTTTATTTTATTATCAAATATAAAAACTGCCTTACCATCATACTCATTAAGCAATTTAAACCCTTGTTTAAGTAAATCTTGTTTTAATTTATCATCTAAACAATAAATAAACATCATATCAACTCCTATTTATTCCCTCTATCAACATCAGTATTATCCTTTACTTCCTCACCTTTATCCTCTTGTGTGGGTCTGCCACCCTCATCACCATCATCAGTCATAGTGTGACTAGTTTTTTTAGGTATCATAAATTTATCAATATCTAGAACCTCTTGTTCAAACCTTAATATATTGAGTATCTGTATAGGTTCATAGCCTTGTAAAGCTAAGAAGTGCATTCTACTTGCGCCATAAGCAAGCATATCTTTATGTATTTTAATCTTGTCATCTCTATTAAAATAAGAAGTTTCTAAAAATGATATAGAAAACTTTGTACTGTCTATTTTAGTATTTATAAAATTAGCAAATGAATGTAGAAATGGGTACATCATCATTTCATCAGCTATTATAGATCTCTTTAAAGCCTCACCGCTTGCCTTGTTATTATTAAATACCATATCTGAGATACCACTTGAGTTCCAAATATTTCTTTCAGATCTCTCAATGCTATCAAACTCTCTATTAGCAGCCTTGTCAAACGGAATTGCTGTAATTTCTAATGGGTTGGTTGTAATAGAAACTCCATCAGGTAAACCCTTTTTAGTAGCACCATGATATATTTTAGCTATATCTTGGTCAAATACAGGTTCGTTATTATCATCTAAAGGTATTTTTTGATGAATAAGCTTAATAGAATCAAGTTTATTTTTACCCTCTATCAAATCCTTAGTATCCTCTAATCCCATTACATCATCAAACATCATCACTAATAGAGGAAATCCATGAGTATAATTACCTATTGCATTAAACGCGAAACCTTTATCTCCTACCTCATACCAACCCTCAGTCTCTTTGTATTGACTTATGTTTTCATAAGCAGTTTGTATCTCAACTGGAAATACGTCAAAGGTCTTTGCAGTAATTTTATTTAGGTCTACTTCATACATATAAACACCTCTATCTATTGCAGATATCCTACAAAAGTTAGGTGGTAGTTCTTTATATATAATCCCTTTACCGTCTTCAATCTCATATAAATATATCTCACCATTTTCAATTAATCTCTCCATCATCCAACGCAAGTTATACTTAATGTTCATTTTTTCTAGTATTTTAGCAGCATTTTCGTAGCCTTTCATAAGACCTTGTGTATTATCCATTTTAGCTTTCCCGTTAGGGTATATAAGATAATCAAAAGTTAGAATGTCTGATAGGTACTTTATAATTCTAAAATAGTTACCACCAGTAGTTTTAAGATATTGTGACACATCTTGTAGTTTGTCATAATTCTTAAATGGGTCTAGCATAAATGTCCTAATCTGTTTACGAGTATACTTTCTACGCCTTTGTGCAGTAGGTGCTGATAATGTTATTAAGTCTCTTGAAAAATATTGAATGTTTGCATACTGTTCAAAGCCTTTTAAGTCAGGTGCTTCTTGTTCAGTATCTATCTTCTCTTTTATTACTTTTGGAGTTGACTTTGCTGTTTTACTTTTTTTTGTTGAGTTTTTTGAGTTTTTTGTTTCAGCCATATTTTGATTCACCACCTTTTTTNATTGTTTTTGTTTATTTTTTTTAGTTTTAGTCCCATAGAGCAAAAGATGCCCAATCGAACTTTTCATCATTATCATCTTCTTCTAAGAACATGGCAATGTAGTAAAGCGAATATATTAATGCAGAGAATCTATCCTTATCGATGCGTCTTACTAACTGTTCTACAGTTATAGAGTTTTGTGTTTTTTTAAGCTTTAAATTAGATACTTCATCTATTAAAACTTGAGTTTGTAGACACAATGCCTCTACTTCTACATCATCTACATCTTTTGGAAATTGATTTTTAATATCATCATAAGGGCGTATTAGCTTTAATTTCCCAGACTCAACACTATCAATAAAACCTCTTATTATATCCCCATTTATACCTTGTGATTTTAAGACATACAATATATTAGGTGCTTTTTTGACTTTAGCAACATCATCAGTATTTATGGTTGCCCAACAACCTAATTCTTCGTTTGTCTCAAAGTCAGTTACATCTTCTAGTAATTTTTCAACTAAACCCTGCCCTATAGAATTTCCATCGATGCAAACGGCTTTAACTCTTGATTTAGATAGGTTTAAGTTCCCCCCGTATTTATAAAATACTCTTTTTACCATTACTGATTGCTCTTCGAAATTCAATCCGTTTGGTGGTGTTATGATATTTACCAATTGTAACTGCCTTATGCTTCCACCTTCATTCCTTATAATTTTTAATACAGTAATTGCAGTTTTATTATTTGCATCAGATGAACTCCTTGCAACGTCAACGCCAATTACATATTCATTCAACTCAAAATTTTTATTTTTATCTCTAGGGCATTCTAATTCAGGAACACTAATTATTCTAGCTTTAATCATCTTGCTTATATTGATTAGTGCACCATCACTTGCACCTATCCAGTCACACAAATAGTTTTGTCTAAATCTTACAATATTCCCTTTTCTAGCTTTGTCAATAACTGACTTCTTTTGTCTACCAAAATATACAGGAATAAACCAGTCACAACCGAAAACTTGTGAGCCTTTTAAGTCAACCATATCCCTAGACATCATAAGTATTTTTTCATATTCATCCGAGTTTTTATAACCCGAAGTTGAGTATCTATTAATTTGCCCATTTAATTCCAATGGATCAATTTCACCACTCATTGTAGTTCTAGGAATATTAAATATTGGTTCAATAGCATCTTCATACAAATCTTTGTCTATAAGCGCAGATTCTTCCAGCCCCCCTCTACGGCGGCGAAGACCTTTCGAACTTTGCGTGTTTGCAAGGTTGTCTACAACTGAACCGTTAGCAAACTCAACTCTCCCAGTATCTTTTGAGAAATTCACAGATTTAAAATTGTCGGCAAAACTCGGATAAAATCTTAAAATTTCGTCATGTTTTTCTTTCCATATTTTAACTGCATTTTCTTTTGTAGATGATGTTATTGCAAGAGTTATATTTGGATAGCAAGTAGCAGTATGGTATTGAACTAATATATGTATTAGTGTTTTTGCACCGCCCCTGGGTATACAAAAATAATTCTCTGCGAACCTTGATAATTGCCTCATCATTACTCTCTGATATAAATCTAGATTTAATCCGCCTACTTCTGGTTTATACATGTCCCAGAATATATCAGGATACCAGCGTATAAAAGAAGCGAATTCAGTCCACTTTTCAATATTGGCTTTGACATTGCTTAAACCTGTTGTTGATTGTTGAAAAGGTGATTCAAACCCCGCCTCATATATATTACTTCTATCATTATCATGCTTGGCACTTTTACTTTGAAAGTTTTTATATGATGCCACTACACATCACCATCATCATAAACTGGGTCAATATAAATAGTGCCCATATCTCTATACGGAACTTTTCTTTTATCTTTAAACTCCTCGATTTCTTTTGGACTTAATCCTATTTGTTTTGAATGTTCATCAATCATTTCATCATAAAAATCCCATATATCTCTATAAGGAACTCTGGATTTTCCTTCTAGTCTTCTCATATAGTTTGTGTTAGCCCATATAATCATATCTGCGTCATCATAAGGCTGTGCCATTAACTGTGGTAGTTGTGGAATAATGCCCAACTCACTCTCAACAGCTTCAAACAGTTGAGGCAAAACATCTATTCCTCCAGAAATATCACTTTTGCTTAATTGAGATACGTTTATCTTAGCATCTGTTGCTGCCTTAGATGCAAGCCCACCCCACTCTTTAGCCTCTTTCACATTCCCTTTTGCAGTAGCCAACTCTTCTTTTACTCTAAATCTAATATAAGTTTTTAAACCCTCAACATGCATAGCAGTTTTCCTACCATAATTTCCTATAAGTTTATCCCATTTTTTCTCAAATAAAATATATTCATCAGTATCATATCCAAAACCCCATTTTTGTTCTAAGGTTATTATTTCATTTTTAGTCAAATCTGAAGGTCTTTTATTTGATACATTAACTATATCTCCACTAGGTTTTTCATCACTTTCAATCCCTTTTTCTGCATTCAAAACTTCAAAATCGCTATTTTCCCATGTAGTGCCTCTGTTTTGAGAAAGAGAATTAAACATTCTAAAATAAGAACCAACTATATCACTACCAGAATCAACTGCTGGCTGATATATTGAATCTAAAAAAGGTATATCTAGCTGTCTTAATATCTTTTTAAACTTATCTACGTTAACCGTATTGTCTAATAAATAAACACTTTCTTTAATGAAGTCTTTACAATAATACAAACACCCATTTGCATGGGATTGATTGTAACTTATGTAAAAATTACTTTTAGGGTGAATTTTACCACAACCCACGCAATAATATATATTATTATCTACTTTACTTTTTGCTTTAGTTTTTACCTTCGCTTTTGCCATCTGTCATTTCACCCTTTCTGTTTTATATTATTATTATTATTTGTATAAATTCATATAAACATATAAACCCACCTACAACCTACAACCAAAGTTCTAAATCACAGATGGGCTTATTGAATACACGAATCTTTATATGTCCACGAAATCACTTAAAAAGTCATTAAGTAAACATTCAACAAACTCCTTATCTAAACCGCCAATTTCAGATATTACATCAGCAAAGTCATTAACTAACTCATCAATTTCTCTATTTACATTAGCTGAAACATCAAGAATATAATCTTCACCTAATTCACAACCACAACATTCACAACAAAAATCATCATCACATTCATCTTCATCAAATGATTCAAACTCTGTGTCATCATCATAAAAATCACAATCTTGTTCTGTATCACACTCTGTGTTATCAGTATCATCTGTAAAAGTTCCATATTGTGTTACAAAAACATCACCATTTATAGTTATATTCATTTAAACCTCCGTTAGCTTTAGTTTTATAGTTATTATAATTCTTGTTTGTCAAGCATCATTTTCTGGTTCTTGCTTATCTCGATTTGGGCAGCATTACTTAATTTTAAGGTTTCTAAATTATGTGCAATTGTTCTTTCATTCAACATATAATTTAAGGCGAAATTTTCAGTCACACCACAGTTTAATATTGCTACGATTCCACCACAAAAATAACTCATATCATCTATACCTTGAAAGAATTTGTCTTGGTCATATGTTTCTAAACTAATCTCAATAGGTGGTAATTTGTCATTTTCAGAATCTATTTCCACACCTAATAATTCTTGAACCTCATCTTCTGTCATTGAAACTTGTTCTTTACTATTTAGATTTTCTGTATTAGTCATATAACCTCCTAAAAATTAAATAACCTCATCAATTATGCCAAGGTCTTTTGTAATTTTCTCATTACCCCAAAAATACCAATCATATTTTCTATATTTAATATCTTCGAGTTGTTCATCAGTTATCTTAGTGTTTCTAATAATTATATCTTTCATTCTAACCCATAGTTGTTGCGTCTCCTCAACGCTCTCTTCCATATCTTTAAGATTACCCCAACTCTCACTTGAGGGCTGATGGCACATTATACGAGAGTGCCTCAGTGCACGTTTATGAGAACCCACAATGCCTATTACAAAACCCATTGACATTGCTACTGAATTTACGGTAGTTATAATTTTATAATTAGCATCCTTTAAAGACTCTAGTTTACTTACAAAACTAAGACCACTATGTATAAATCCACCATAAGAATCTATAATTATCTCAATATCTTCTTTAGTCCCACATTGATTATCAAATGAAACAAGCCTATCTAGCAAGTAGCAAGCCTTAAACATTGATTCACTATCAATATCACCACTTATGAATATCCTTCTATCTCTGATTGCAGAGTTTAATTTAATATCCTCTATCACTTTATCTTGCATTAAGAACTGTTCCATAAAGTACCCTTTTAACCTTCCGTATCAAAATTTTGAATAAAGTTCATAAGTTGTTCTTTACTGTTATCAAATCCATATCTAGAATGAAAGGATTTATGTAATTCCTCGCACAGAGGAATACCTAAATTATCTTTATGATATTCAACAACCATTTGCTTAATATGGGAAATCTCTAACTCTGTATAATCACAAACTTGTTTTTTAAATGGTATTTTTAAATAATCCAATATCTCTTTTATTATTATATTAAAAGATTTTATGTGATGAACATTTAAACTTATATTGCTACCGCTAATAAAACACTTGTAATCATGAGCCTTTAATGACTCTTGTTTCCAATCTTTTAATTCATTTCTTAACATAAGATTTAATTCAGTTCTCCCACCCTGCCATGTAGATGAATTTTTCCCACTTCTGTCTTTTAGAGAATAACAAACCCAACACCTTTGACCCCTATTTTTAAAATGGTAAAAGTCCATATCGAATAAATGCCCCTGAGGACATTCTATCTTTAAAGATATATCACAATTAATATATTCGCTTAAAAGTTTATATCCATATTTAGCAAGATATCCCTTAACATGTTCTTCCGAAAAAGATTTTATATCTTTGATGGACTCGATAGCACAACTAGGGCATTTGTGTTTAGACATAGAGAAATTAGAAAAACTTGAACTGTAAAGATTGCCACATGTTAAACATTTAAAATTTAATACTTGTGAATTATTTATATAATTGTCAGATAATAAATCACAACCATAAGACTCAACGTACTCTTTTACATAGCTCAAATCCAATCTGTGCCTTATTGACATCTGATTATTGGTGCAATTATCGCAACATCTTTTATTTGCGTTTTTAAAATTAGAAAATGTAGTTTGAAATTCATTTCCACAACTACATTTTAAAAATATTTTAGATACTCCATTAATATAATTCTTGCTCAACAATTTGCACCCACTATTGCTTTCAAATTCAATATATTGTTTCACTAAATCTTGATTCCATTGTATTCTTCCACCACATTTATTACATTGTCTTTTATCATGATGCTTAAAATTACTCCATGTAGCTTTAAATTCCTCGCCACAATGACAATTAAAAACCATATTAGTTTGACTGCTAATATATTCTTTGCTTATCAGTTTACATCTACTATCACTCTCAACTTCAATAAAATTCTTGACATATTCATATGTCAATTTCTTTGCACCGTTCATTGCACCTCATCTCCTATTCATAATAAAATAAGAGATGACAGATATACATTCCGTCATCAATCCCCTAATAGATAAACAGTCTAATGGGGAATTTTATATTGTTTAATTTAAAATAAATTTATTTTCTTGTATTCTGCCTTTTCCTTCTTCAAATTTAAATAATACGGCACTTGATTTAGACCCCTCTAATATACTATCAGCAAATCCATCTGAACCGATAATACTAGGTAATCCAATTATTTCACAATCATTAGTAGCACCCTCATCGATAGTTTTGATTTCCCCATGATGCAAATGACCGAAAATTCCATAGTCCATAAACACCCTTAATTTCCTACTCATTCTTTCTATGTACTTACGCCTATCTTTTATTCCATGTCCATGATGTGCAATAAGATTGTATCCAGCAAGTTTAAATAAGATAAAACTATCATCTGGAACTACAATCTCAATCCTAGGATTATTTTTACACATATCACTTATATAATTTGCAATTATGATTTCCATATCTTCTTTCGGAAATTGCCCTGCCCTTGAGTTTAAAGGTCGAATTTCTGAATGGTTACTAGAAATTAAATGAATATATTTTATTTCTACATATTTAGATAGTTCATTCAACCATTCTAATAGCCATCTTTGATATTTGACTACAGTTTCAACAACACCTAACTCAAGTGATTGCAATGCCGAGTTTCTGAGCATACCTTCCAGAGAATCCCCACCATTCAAGATAGTTAGCTTTTTAATCCCATTAGTTTCTATAGATTGAATAATTTCACTCATTAACTTATTCAATCTATTCTCAAGTATTGCACCACTGTATTTATTAGTTATACTTTTAAAATGTTTGTAAGCGTGAACATCAGAAAATCCTAGTAGCCATTCTTCATTTCCTTTTTGTATTTGTAAAGGTTGAAATTTAGGAATATCTAACTCAACTTTTGCAATGGCATCTTCTACCCTTTCAAAAAGCATTTCCTCTCTAGTGTGTTCTCTCAATATCCTGTTATAGTAGACAGATTCAGTTTGAACTTTTTTTCTTTGCATCTCTAATTCCATTTTTAAAAGTCGCATTTCATCCAACTGTCCATCACTATCTAAATTCCTATCAGTAACTATATTAATACCTCTTTGCATCGCTTGATATTCTTTTCTATATTTGGATTCAGTATATTCTTCTTCTAATTCTTGGTTTAATATATCCCCGGTTTCTTTCCAAGTTAAGTTATATATATCAAGGTCTTTATTTCTGCAAAGGCGATATATATAATTATCCTCAGTTTCATCAGACATTCTTTTATATTCAGTTTTAATAACCATAAATCCCCCTTTTACAACACATTTTAAAATAAATTAAATAAATAAGAACTATCCTCCGCTAAAATCTGAGCAAGTGCAGGCACTCTCTCAGAAAAACTTAGAGAATCACATAAGGCAGTTTTATTCCTGTATACGCATAATTTACTTTTATACATATACAGTGTATTAAAGTTGGCATTAAGGCAGCCTACACCATATTATTTCCCCAAGACCCTTAGGTTATTTGAGAATGATCCTTAAATTTGAGCCTAATCATTTATTAGTCGCATATCAGGGAGCGACAATTATTACACAATCTTCAGTTTTTTATTTGCCAGGTATACTGATAAACCCCTCAACATTATGTATACAATGACCCTTGTGTTACTATATAAAACAGCACCTTAACTCACTCTAAGTCAGTGGGATTGCATATATTTCTAAACTAGGGATTTCTACCCATTTTCTAATCTTTCATTTGACTCTCATTTTTAAGGTGGGCTGTCAGTAGCGCCACATCTTTATTTATTTGTTTCTAATAAAAATAAAAGACCTAAGCCCGTAGGTTATTAGGTCGA